TGGTCGATCCGTGCATCCAGCGCGGTATCGGCGGCTTCGAGGTCTGCGAGGTTTTGGTCGAGGCCGGTGACTTCGCTCGTGGGGTGCGCGTGGCTTGAGGGCGGGAAGACTGAGGGTTTGCCGGTGATCGAGTCCCAATCCGTAGCGAGCGGCGTGATGACTCCGGCGGCGTCGATGGTGGCGAAGTCGCCATTTGGCAGGAGGTAGAGGCGGCGGCCGTGGTCAGGCTTTTGAGGTGCCTGCGGGTCGATGCCGAAATTGATGAAGCGGACGAGTTGCTGGCTCATGGCGTGGGTGCTGGCATGAATCCGATTCCGGCGGAGGTATTGAAGGAGGCGATGGCCTGCGCGGTTCGGAGCGGGGTCATCCACTTTGCGTTGTCCGTTCCGGCTTCAGCTTCGGCTTGCGTGGCCTTGCCATCTGGAACCGCTTGGGGGGTGCCCTCAAGGCCGGTGATGACGGCGTTTTGGAGTTCCACCGCGAGGGTGGCGGTGCGGTGGGCGGTGCCTGGCGCGCCCCAGCGGATCTCGAGGAGGGCGGAGATGCTGGCGGGGTTGGAAGAGAACGCGGCCTCGACCGGGATGGTATTTAAATCCAGGGTTGTTTGACCGGGGGCCGCGTAAGATAAAAAGTTGGCGTCGGAGAATTTGGCTTTGAGGCCAACGGCGGCGGTCGTGCCGGCGGGGGGCGTGGCGACTGCGCCGTTCTCCACATAGACGACCTCGATGGGGAGCGTGTCGCGGCGTTTGAGGACGAGGCGGTCGAGCGCGACATTCGACGCGGCGGACTTAACGAAGCGCCGGTTTTTGAGGTCTAGGAAAAGTTTCATGCCGCTGCCGAGCGGCGGGTGTCAAATCACTCGGGCTTCCGAGTGGCTTCGGGAGCGGCTGAGACGGCTTTCCACTTGCCGATCGGGCAGGATTCGGTGGCCATGCGCAACTTGGCCCATGTGCTACATCCGCATTTGCGGCAGCGGCCGGTGTTGTTCAGCGCAGCGGCGTCCCACTCCGGGCACGCGCGGCAAATAGATTCTCGCTCGGCGAGGATTTCGGGAAGCGACTGCTTGCATCCCGATACTGCAAATTTTTGCATGCTCATCAAAAAATTGTGAACCATCTCCATCTTTGAAATTTGGTCGGCAGGGATTTTGGCGAGTGCTTCTGGCGAGAGATTTAACATGATTCACCGAGTTTTTCTGTAACGGTGAAGGCTAAATAACCATCACCTACATAATTATATCCACGATAAGTGCCTATCGGCGAATCTATGCCGTCACTTTTGCAATAATAATTTGTTGCCACATTCCCCAAGCAAGATCCGCCAGAGCTTCCTGCTATAAGTAATGCCCATTTTGCGCCACCGCATATGAATTGAACGAAAAAGTCATTTGAAATTCCTGGCGGCGCAGAATTATCGCAACCTGCTATATTTAAAAAACTTGTGGAGCATCCATTTTCATCCCCGCCCCATCCATTATTTGGATAACCCTCCAGACAAACAGGAGGAAAATTGCATGGGCCAGACTCGCAACAAGTGCAGCTCGCCTTGCCGTCTTTCAACACAACCTTACCATCCTGTAGCTTGATAGCCATTGCGGGTCAGCACGCCTCCGTGGCGATCCATTTCAATGCGCCATCCACCGCACCAAGGACAAATGTGCCGGAGGCGGGCGCGGCGGGGATTTTGAGCTTGCGGGCGGGGTGTCCGCCTTGGCCGGTGGTCTGCTCGATGAGGGAGGGGTCGGCATCCAGCGTGGCGAAAGTGAAATTTTTCATGAGATCCGCCGCCGAAAGCTGAATCGGGTAGCCGCCGGAGACTCTTGGTGGCGATTTGAGCTTCGCCTCGAAATCGACGGGAAGTTCAATCATAGGAAAATATCCACTCGGTCCAATACCCGTAGTTCGTGGATGAGAAGTTTAGGATCAGGGAGTTGTCGTCAAAGAGTGCGGCATCTGGATAAGCGGAAAAGGGAAAGCCTGGCGTGAGAAGTCGCGTGGACTTTTGCGGCACCGTCGGGAATGTAAAAATGATGCTTTTATAAGTTGCTCCGCCGGCAGACCCTCCTCCGTTTTGGAAAAAACCGGTCGATTGCTCGTTTTCGGTAAAAGCGGAAATGGGGTCAAAATAACTTTCAGGGATTTGGCCAAAAACAAAATTGGGGAAAGTTTGGCTCACCACTCTTACAAGCACGCTGCCTCGGACCATGGCGCCCCACGAGAGTTGGCACTGCTTTACTTTTCGCTCAATGGTCGCGGTCGATTTCACTCGGCCATAGGCGCTGACGATGTATTCGGTGAATCCGTCCTCGCGGCGGCGTTCCTGAACTTCAGGAAAAATCTTCAGGCCGTCGATGCAGGGGGAGCTGTCGCCGTCGGGCATGTTGTTGCCTACGGCGAGGGTCGCGCGGTGGGCGGCGGCTTGGCTGGTAAGGCCGAGGTAAATCTGGTCCACGCGCACGAGGCCGCTGGGGAAGGTATTCACCGCCCGGCCGGGCTGGGCGATGAGTGCGGCGGGGTTGGCGATGAAGATGGAGTAGCTCATTAGGCGGTGAGGGCGGCGACGGGGAGGCGTGGTTCGATTTTTTGAACGAGCTCGAGGATTTTCTCCACGAGGCCGTCGAGGCCCTTCTTGCCGCCGGAGTCGCCTCGGGCCGGCGGCTTCTGGCCGTCTTGGCCGGGCTTATCGACGCCTGCCTTTTTGGCGGCGAGTTCGTCTTTGAGGGAGCCTTTGGCTTTCATTTCCTCGAGGCGGGAGGAGGGTTTGGCTTTGGAAAAGTCGTTGTAGACGCCATCCTCGCGGGCGGCGCGGATGCGCTCGCGGAAGCCGCTGGAGCTTTCGCCAAGGCCGCGACTCAGGCCGTAGTCCTTCCCGATATCGGCCATGTCGCGGCGGTCGCGGTTTTCGCCGACACCGGTGAGCGCGGCCTGCGCTTCGTTTTCTGCGATCTTGCTGGCGGTCTTGCGCGCGCCCGCAAAGTCTCCCTTGGCGATCTGGTCCTGGGCGCGCTTGGCGAGGCGGCCGCCTTTGTCGATGCCCTCTTTGCCCTCGGCGTCGGCGATGTCTTTGAGAAGTTTCTGGGAGGCGGCGAGTTCCTTGTTGATACCGGCCTGCTCTTGGCGGGCGCGGGCGATCTGGTCGGCGAAGGCCTCGGCCTCGGACTTGCCCATACCGGCGTCGATGGCTTGCTTCAGCGCGGCGTTGTAATCTTTTTGATAGTTGAGGGCTTTGACCTCTTCCTCGTTGCCGCTGATCTGGGCTTTGAGGATGGATAGGTCGAGTTCGAGGTTTTCGCGGAGACCGGCTTGGCGCTCGGCTTGTTTAGCGGCGGCTTCTTTTTCCTTTTCCGTGCGCTTTGTCTCGGTATCGAGCAGGAGTTTTTTTAGCTCCGAGGCGGTCTCGAGTTGTTCGTTTTGGCCGCCGATGCTTTGGGTTTGCTCCTCGACTTTTCCGGTGATGGAGTCGGCAAGGGAGAAATTGCTTTCAAGCAGTGGCTTGGTGCCTGCGATCTGGGAGTTGAGATCGGACCAGCCAGAAGAAATACCATCGACCGTCGGCTTGAAATCCGCTCCGAGGGAAAAAGATTCGGCCATGCTCTGGCCGGCGATGTCGGCTTTTTCGCCTGCTCCTTGAAATTCTCCGGCGGCTGCAGCGGCTGCGAGGCTGGTCTTTGTTAGCTCGGCGGCGGCTGTGGAGGCTCCTTCGCTGGTCTTATTTATTGCGGCATTGGCTTCGGTTTGAGTCTGCGAGACATCTTTACCTTTATTGGTGAGGGCGGTCAGCGCATATCCGAATGGCGTGAAATTATTAAACGCCTGCGCCATGTAGTAATTGAATCCATTTAAAGACTCCGCAACTGCGTCATAAACGGCCGATTGTCCTTTGGCCGGGGTCGCACTCAGGACTGAAAAGAGATCCTTGGAGTATTGAATCGCGCCTTTCATCGCCGGGATGAATCCTTCGTTGATTGAGCTGACCACTGTGCTGGTTGGGGTAATTAGCCCCTCGCCGAGCGCGGTTTTAAGATTGGTAAGCTCCGCGCTGAGGATTCGCGTCTGATTTGCTAGGCCTTCGCTCGTTCTATCAAAGTCTCCTTGTGCGTCGGTGCTTTGTGAGAGGATGGCATTATAGGCGGCGAGGCTTTTGGTCTGAGCGTCCAGCGCACCGGTGCCGTCATAGAGGCCGAGCTTCATCGCTTCGGCTTTGAGCGTGGCGTCGTCTAAAAGAACGCCGAACTTGCGGATTGGCTCAGACTCTCCGCGCAAGGCGGCCCCGATAGCGGTGATGGCTTCCTCGGGGGAGGTATTGTAAAAAGAGGCAAAGTCGGCAGAGAGCCCGACAAGATTTTTTGAAAAGCCTACGAGTTGCCCTCCAGACAGGCCGGCGGCCTTGCCGAAAATAGCAAATGTCGCGGCGGCATCCATCGCTTGCTGAGTCGTCTGTCCGAAACTTGTCGAAGTCGTCCGCGCCCAAGATTGAATCTCCTGGGCATTATTTCCAAAAATAACTCCGACCTTTGTCGTGGTCTCGCCTAGATCAGACGCCAGTTTGATGGCATCGCCCACAAATAAAAACGCTTCGCGGAATCCTTGGACTGCCGCATAAGCCGCCGTGAGGGATGCTGTCATTTTGCCAATCTGCCCGGCTACAGAACCGAAGCCCGTGGACGCCTGCTCGGCCTGCACGGAATCAATGGCGGCGTCGAGTTGTTTGAAATCTGCGGTGGCGGAGTCGGCAGCTTGGCCCATGCCTTTGATCCGCTTCTCCATCGACTCAACCTGGCCAATCCGGCGCATGGTTTTTTCCAGCTCCTCCATGGTCAGCTCGCCGCTTTTCACGGAGGTTTTCAGCCCCGCCATCTCGTCTTGAATTTTCGAGAGGGTCTTTTGCAGGCCGACATCCTGCGCGCCGAATTCTACTGTGACATCTGCCATGGCGTTACGCGGCCTCCTGGAGTTTGGTGACGCGCTTTTTCAAGATCATCTCCATTTGCTTTTTCATTTTCTCGGCGACCACGGATTGCGCCATGAGCTCCTCGCTGGGGCGAATGACCTTGTCGGCCCACGGAATGGAGTTGGTGAGTGAGACCGTGGGGCGGAAGAGGTTGCCGGTATTGTCCGAGACGCGGCCGAATCCTTGCTTGTGGCGGGTGACCCATTTGGGAATCCCTCGAGTGAGCGAGCCTGCGACAACTTTGCGAAGCTGGTTGGCGCATTCAGCCCAGCCGCTCTTGGCGAGACCGGCGAGCTTTTGGCGCTCGATGATATATTTATTGAGAGTGCTGGAATCGCTGGCGAGGTAAAATTTGCTTGGGCGTTTGTAAACGCGGCCGGTGTTTTTATTTCGGTTCTCTTTATGGATGCCTCCCATGGCATCACTGCCAACCACGGTGAAAGCCTCGGACCCCATGCCGATCTTGGCGAGTGTTTCGGCAAGGACGGACCAGCGGCTCGCGAAGTAGTTTTTTCTCAGCGACGCCTTGAGTTTCTCGCTGGTTGTCTTTTGAAGGAATTTCAAAAAATAAACCGGCGGCTTGATGATGTTGGAGATGTCCTTTCGGATTCGCTCATTTTGCTGCTTTTCGCTGTCGGTTCCGAATGCCTGCGTGCGGCGGGCCAACTCCACGCAAAGAAGCCGAGCATTTGCATGAACGGCCGCCGGAATCGTGACCTCACGAATCTGCGCGTAGTCCTTCATGATCTGCTCGAATTTCAGATTGGTGAGTTTGAATTTTGGCATCGCGGATCAGAGTTTTTGGAAAACGCTTTCTATCGCTTGTAGGGAGTCAAAAACCGCCGCTGGATCGTCGCGCAGATAAACGCGAGGAATGCCGCGAGAGAATGAATCGGCATCCAGGATTTGGAGACCGGCCGCGTAGGGGATCTCCCACATGATTTCTTGGAACCCCCAACCGGTGACGCTGGCGAGGCGGTAGACATAGGATGCAAGCCAGTTGGGGGAGGCTACTTTCCCCCGCTCGAGCCGGTGGGCGCGGAGGCGTGCTGCGCGCGGGTTTCGCTGGCGTTGACCTTGTCCCACGCGGCCGAGACCAGGCGGGAGAGTTCGTTTTGCTCCTCGAGGTCGGCGATGTTTTCGATCTGCCATTTGCGGACGGCGGAGTTGAATTTGATCGGGTCGGAATCCACGGCGAGGACATCGTCGAGCGGGGCGGTATGGACAAAGGCAAATGCGCCGACGAACCAGAATTCATCGCGCTTCTCCAGCATGTTCGAGCGGATGATGGAGATCGTGCCTGGCACGCAGGGGCGGAGCTTGAATTTTCCGGATGTGCGCGTGCCTTCGCGCATTCCTGCTTCTCGGAGGGCTTCGTCGTCGGTTTCGAGGTCTTGGTTTTCTTTCGTTTTTTTCATGTGTCGTTGGGTTGGGTTAAATGAATTTTGCAAAGCGGGCCTTGTCCTCGGCCGTGGCGTTTTCGCTGATGGAAATGATCTTTCCGTTTCGCTCGAAAACGATCTGGCGGGGGGTTTGCTTAACGACGCTGACGAGTTCGTCGCGGTTTTTGAGGACGGCCAGCATGTAGGCCACCGGAGAGTCGGGTTGGGCGGCGACGAATTCCTCGCCTTTGGCGAAGGAGCGCATGACATCATCGGCGCGCTGGCCGGTGGGTGAGTCGGCGAGGAAGTGGAAGACGGTGCTCTCGTCGCCGGATTCGCGGCGGATGCGGGTCGCTGGGCGGGCGGGATTCTCGAACTCAAAGCCAAGAGTCGCCAAAATGGCGGCGAGCTTGAGGTCGCGGGTGCTGAAGACGGCTTTCATTTGTCGTGGGATTTCTCGTGGGGTGCCCTGCCGGGGAGCCGCGTGGCGACTGCCCCGGCGGGCGGCGTTGGGGAATTAGGCAGTCATCGCTGTCGCGTAGCTGCGGGCGGTCAGGGAAACCGTCTCGAACTGCTCAGCGGCGAAGTTGGTCGTGAGACCGGTGACGAGCGTGGTGGCTCCGAGCGTGACGCTCGCGGGCATGGTGATCGAAAGGGTGTCGCCCACATCGGCGCTGAATGAGCCGGTGCGCATTCCTTCGATGCTGATTTCCTTGATGACCTCGGAGACTGCCACCGCGACCACGCCACCCTGGTCATCCTTCACCTCGGAAAGTGACGCGGTGTCGTTGACGGAGAAGCTGGTGACGATGAGGCCCGAGACATCGGGAGTGCCGTAAGTGGCCGAAGAAACGGCCGATGAGCGATAGAGTGTGGCTGCCATGTTATTGTGTGGTGGTGGTTGGGTTGCGGGTTACGGGAGAGGGAGCGGTGTCAAATCGCGGACTCGACGAGGCCGAGGGTGAGAGCGGCTGTGGTGATCCAGCGGCCGTCTTGCTGGGACTCGGACCAGGTGCGGAGGTCGGCACCGGCGAGGGTGAGCGGGGCGGCGAAGGAGGCGGCGAGTTGGTCGGCGGCGAGGAGGGAGGTTTTGAGCGAGGCGGCGAGGGCGGCGTGGGTCTCGAGCGCGGCCTCGACGACGCTCGGCGTGGCGAGGACGATGGAGGCGCTGACTTTGTAGAGTCCGCGCACGATGGCCTCAGTGCTCTCGACGCCGACGATGAGGACCGGTTGGTCGTTCGGGATCGGGTCGGAGCTTTGGCCGGTGTGGACGGGGATGCCGTCAAAGGCGGGCGTGGCGCGGAGCCAGGCGGCGAGGGAGGTTTCGACTTCTAAATTCATTGGCCACCTCCGGCGGGGCTGACGGTGCAGGTGAACTCGGCGGGGTTGTTGAGCGATTCGCCGACGGATTGGACGAGGTAGCTGCGGCCGTGGAAGTGGATGCTCTCGCCACGGCGTGGGGCGCTCTCGAGGTCGCTGGCTTGAAAGCGGACGGTGAACTCGCCGCCCTGGCGGAGGCCGCCGCTCTCGAGATCAAAGGAGACGGCGACGGGCGAGATGCAGGCGCGGAGATCCTGCGCGCGGAATTTTACCGGAATGCCGAGGAGCGAATTGCGCGCCGAGGCGGCGAGGGTTTCGAGGCGGGATTTTTGCTCAGGCGACACGCTTCTCGCTGCGTGTCAAAAAGCAGAACGCCCCGCCGGAGTGAGACGGCGAGGCGTTTGCGGGCTGGCGCGGGGAATCGCGCGGGTAGCGGGTTATTTCTTCTTTGGCTTTGGTGACTCTTCTTCTGGCTCGGCGATGACGACGGGGGCGTTGGCTTTTTTGGCGTGGCGCTTGAGCGTGTCACCGAGGCTGACGACGAGGGTTTCGTCGGCAGTGAACTCGCCGGCGACTTGCTTGGCTTTGAAGTCGGCGAGTTGGTCGGCCAGCGGGACGCTTGGAAGGTGCTGGACCTTCCAAGTGTCGCCGGTGCGGGTGAGTGTGAGGCCGAGGCGCATCAGGCTTAGGCGCTGACGATACGCTTGAGGGCGGCACCGTGGCCGAGGGCGAAGCCGTAGTTGACCTCGATGACACTCTTCTCGGTGTCGGTGTCTGGGTCGCCCCAGCTGCGGTATTCGATGGCGAGGCCGGTCTCTGGATCAACTGCCACTTCGTAGGCGGTGAGGTTGTTGCGGACGCCAGGGGATGGCTGCACAGGCGAGAAGGCAACCAAGATCGCCTCGGGGAGTGCGACCATACCGACGAGGTTTTGGCTGTTGCCGGGGATGAGGTTCGTGCCGATGACATCGAAGCCAGCGATCTGTGGCAGGCGGCCGTTTTGGATGGCCGATGCGCTGCCGACTGCGGCGGCGTTTTTGATGCCGGCGTCCTTGAGAAGCGCGCCTTCGTAGGCGTTGTCGAGGATCATGACGCGGCTGGATTTTGGCCACTTGGCAACATCGAGAGCGGTCTTGATGGTGATCATGTCGTCGCTGTCGAACGCGGAGGCCGCGCCGGTGTGGATCGCCGCGCCGTAGTTGGCGAGGGTGACGACGGAGAGGACATCACGGAGGATGTCTTCGGCGAGTTTGCGGCCTTTCAAGAAGCCGAGTTGCTCGGGGTTGAAATAAGGCTGGCGGGCGAGTTCGCTCGAGGTGAACGAGAGCGCTTGATACTTGCGCTTGTTGACCGTGATCTCGCGGCTGTTGATGGCGTTTGTGTCGCCGAAGGAATAGGTGCCGTTGAAGTCGCTCGTCGCGTCAGTGGCGAGAGGGTAGAACGGAACGCTGATCTTGTCGGTGCCTTGGAGTGGGACGCTGTTGAAGACAGTCGAGAAGGAGTTGAGCGGGAGAAGCGCCTCACGCAGTGCGACGAGCGCGCTGTCGAGGACGACATTCAGTTTGAGTTCGGAGCTGATGGTTGTGGCCATTTGAGTGGGTGGTTTGGTGGGTTAGGTTTTGGGTTTCGTGGATTGTGTGGGTGTCAAATCGCGGCGGTCTTCGCGTGGGCTTCGAGGGCTTTGCGGTTCGCGCGGAAGATGCGGGTTTTTTCTGCGCCGGTGGCGTTGCGCCACTGATCGTAAATGCTCGAGGGATTCGCGGTCTGATCGATTTCGGGAACGACGCGGGCGGCGGAGAGGCCGAAGGAGCGTTGCAAACGGCCGAGGTCTTCGCGGTCTTGAGCGAGTTCGCTGCGGAGGGTTTCGACTTCGCTGTTGAGGGCTTCAAATTTCGCGCGGTAGGCGCTGGCTTCAGCGAGGGCGGCGTCGCGCTCGGCGATTGCGCCGTTGAATTTGGCGAGGATCGAGTCGGCGGCAGAGACTTTGGCTTGAGGCTCAACGACCTCGGCGGGTTGCTCGGCGGCTGGTGCCTCGGGGGCTTCCTCGGCGGCGGGAGTTTCGACGACTTCGGGCGCGGAGACTTCGGCGTTTTCGCTGATGACGGTGGCCTCGACGGGCGCTTGAGCTTCGGGAGCCTCGGCGATCTCGGGCGTTTCGGTGACGGGTTTCTCGGTCATGCCCTTGGCGAAGCTGTCAAATCGTGCGCGGAGACTTTCCGGTGTGGCGGTGGCTGCGGCGGCGACGCCTTCCTCGATGGCGTCGGCGAATCCGAGGGCGACGGCTTCGACGGCATCGAGCCAGGTCTCGGCATCCATCATCTCGGCGATCTGGTCCTGCTCCATGCCGGTCTTTCGGACATAGGCGTTGACGAGGGTGGACTTCAGCTTGTCGAGGAGGTCGGCTTCTTTGCGGAGCTGGTCGGCATCGCCAGCAGAAATCGTCCACGGGTTGTGGATCATCATGAGGGCGTTGTCGGCGATGTAGACGGGCGCTCCGGCCATCGCGATCACGCTGGCCATCGAGGCCGCGAGGGCGTCGATGTGGACGGTCAACCCGCCTTTGTGGCGGCGAAGTGAGTTGTAGATGGCGGAACCTTCGATAACCGATCCACCGGGTGAATTGATCCGAAGATGGATGTGCTGGCCGTCGAGCTTGCCGAGATCGGCGAGGAATTCTTTTGAGCCTGCGCCGAAAGCACCGACCTCATCGTAGAGGTGAATTGTTGCTTCGCCGTTGTCGGATTTTTCCAGTGCATAGAATTTTTTGTTCATGGTGTTTGTTGGGTGGGTTGAGTGACTTCGTCCGCGTCCTCGTCGTCGCTTGATTCAGCGGGTTGTTGCGCGGCGAGGCCGCTGCGGAGGGAGTTCGGGAAGACCTGGGCGACATCGAGGCCGAGGGCGTCGCATTTTTCTTTGCGGCGGAGGTAGGTCTGGATCACATCTTCTTCCTCCTCCTCGGCGCGGAGGCCGAGCATGTTGAAATAGCGGGTCGGCGAGAGGTGGCCTTTATCGAGTTGTTCGCTGAAGGCGCGGGCGTCGCGGCCGCTGTCCACCGTGATCTTTTTCGGTGCGAGCCATTCGTGGCGCCACCAATCGTCACCGGGGTATTCGAGACGACCGGCCTGCATTTCGTGCCAGAGCCAATACTTGTAAAAGGGTCGGCAGAACTGATCGATGACCTGCTGCTGGAGACGCTCGAGGAAGTTCTGCGTGACTTCGAGGACGGCTCTTTGCTCGGTGCCAGCGAGGCCGACATTGACCATCATGGCCTCGGGCGGCAGGCCGACGGCGAAGGCGACATCCGAGCGGAGCGCGCGCATCACGGCTTCGTAGGTCTGGCCGGGAATGTCGTTCTTGAAGGCTTCGAGTTTTTCGCCTGGCTTGAGGCGGGGGAGGAGGATGCCGTTCGGGAGGTCGCTGGTTTGCAGGTCGCCGACTTCGTTGGTCGTGGATTTCAAGCCAGCGCCGAGGCCGATCTTGGCGACCTCGGTGCTGGTAACCATGTAGCCGATTTGCGCCCCGGCCTTATACGCGCCCTTCACGAATCCGTTGATTTCGGAGATGTCGCGGAGGTTGGAGACGGCGGAGTGAAACCACGAAACGCCGCGCGGCTGGGCGTGGCGGCGGATGTGGCGGAAGTGGAGAATGTCTTCGGCGGGAATACGGGTGCCGTTTTCGGCATTGAGGGTGTAGCTGACGGGGGCGCCGAAGCGGTCCATCGTCACGCCGTCGTGGGTCATGTCGTCCGGGTTGCCGTAGCCTGCCGAGCCGCCGATGGACTCGCCGCCGATGAAGCGCACGCGGGCGGCACCTTCCTTGGTCTTGAGAAATTGCGCGAAGAAATCGCCGTCGATGGCGACCTGGCGGAGGATGAGAGATTGCGCGGTGTAGAAATTGACCTGTGCGCCGGCATCGAATGCCCATGCCTCGGCGCAGTTCCGATCCTCAAAATACTGATCAACCTTTTTGTTCCACGCGAGGTTCGAGGTTTTGGGTTGGACGACGATGCCGGTGCCGATGGCGCGCTGGGCGAGGTGCTCGACGATGTAAGTTGCCTGCGCGGCATTGTTGTAGAGCCACCGCGAGAGTCGGAGGATTTCAAGACGGGTGTGCGCGGTGAGTTCGCGCTTCGGATCGGTGGTGGGAATCCAGATGAGGCCGCGATTCAGCGAAGGTTGAGCGGCTTCAAATGCGGCGGCTTTGGCATCTGGCTTGCGCGGGCGGCCTGCTCCGGGGCGGGTTCCTCCCCAACTTGATTTTTTGATTTTCGACGGCACGCCGAGGCGGGCGTGTCAAACGGCGGTGCCGTAGCGGGAGCGGTCGGCGATGGCGAAAAGCTGGCGGCCGTGGGTGCCTTCGCTCAGGAGTTCTTCGACGGCTTGCAGGAGGAGCCACTTGGGGAACGAGATTTGTCCGGCGCTGCTGGCGCCTTCACTGCCGAGGGATGTGATGACGACTTCCTCGGTGGCCGACGCGAATGTCGAGAGCGCGAGGGCTTCGAGTTCCGCTGTGGTTTTGGTGCGGCGGAGGAAGGATTTCACGCCGGAGATTTTGTCGAGGTCGGTCACGCCTCGGCGGGCGTGTCAAAAGGGGGATCTCCCGCAGAGGCGCGGAGACGCAGAGGGAGGATTTGCGGAATTTGGCAAATCCGTCGGCGGGATGTTTAGATTTTGCCTTAAAACTCAAGCGTGGCTTGAAGTTTGGCTACAATTTCGACTCGATGTATTTCCCGCGACTCTGGTCGCCTCGGTCGCGGTCGAGCTTTTGCCAGCTCTCCGGTTGCATGGAGACGGATCTGGTGATGGCCGTTCGGCCTTTGGAGTTTTTGTTTTTGCTGCCGGTTTTGCGGCCGGCATTTTTGCGCGGGCCGCCGTGGGTGGTGGGCTTGCTCATTTCGGGCGCGGGTAGTAGCCGGAGGGGGTGTCCACTTGGGTGAGGGTTGGATTTTTTTGCAGGATTTCGGCGGCTTGGTCTTTCGTGATGTTTTTGCTGACAACGGCTCGGGTGCCGATCTTTTGGAATTTGATTTCTGTTTTCATTTTGTAGGAACGATGAATTTTGCGACGAGTTTGCCGAGTGTCAGGGTTTGAAAAGCGGGGTCTTCGTCTTCGCCTTCCCAGTTGTAAACCTCATATTCGTGACGGGTGTTTGAGAGTCTGCCGCCATTGTCATCCCAATCCCATCGGCGAATGACTGCGAGGTCATCCCATATCGCCTGCCCTGCGCAATGTGGGTGGCCTTGATCTTCCGGTGGCGTCAGATAGGTGAGGTTTTCAATTTCGTCTTGTTCTTGCGGTGTTAGCGTTTTCATTTTTTCGAGCGGGTGGAGGTTTTGAGGTTTTGGGCGAGGAGGATTTCTTCGGATTTTTGGAGGGCGAGGGCTAGGTCTTCAAGCGTGCTTTTCAGTTCTTTGCCGAGGAGCACGAGGCAGGCCAGCGAATTGTAGAGGCTTCGGTCGTTGGTTTTCATTTTTGTCGTGGGTTGGTGGCGCGGGGATCGAACCCGCGCCGGGTGGTCATTACCAAGCCGGGCCTTTCCGGTATCCGGCTGCTTGAATGCGAACAGCGCCGTCGCCGAGATCAGTGATCTTGGCTGTGGTTGCTGTGAAGTGGCTGATCGCTTCCGCATACACTTCGATTGGGAAGGAGGCGAAAGCCTTGCTGGTGATGAAATCGATTGGAGCTTTCCAATCTGTTTGGTTGGCGCATTTGTCGAACGCTGCGCGGAGCGTTTGAAGTGGAGTGTTCATAAGGTTCATTTTGTCGTTTTGGTTTTTTGTTTTCGTCGTCGGCGTGGTGCCTTCGATCTGGAGATACAATCTCACCAACTTGATTTTTCGTCAACAACTTTTTTTCAAGAAAATGAAAATAATTTTGGTGGCTTGCGGAGCCGCTTAAAACCTAGCTCAGCGGGCGGGTTCGGGGAAAAGTTCGGGGAAAAGTTCGGGGAAAGGTTCGGGGAAAGGTTAGGACATCCCGAAGATTTTCATAAGGTCTGCAACGCCTTTTGAGTCGGTGACCGGCGGGGCTTCGTTCTCCTCTTCGCCTTCGTGTAGAGCCAAGTCCCATGTCTGATCAAAGAGTTTGCGCAGGCCGCGCGTTGACAAAGTAACATTTCCATCACGCTCGAATGCGGGATTTTTTGCGCAGTATATTTTCCAGAGTTGGGATTTTTTCACAGGTCAGTTTTTCAAAATGTGCCAGGCGACATGGCAGAGTTTCACGGCATCCATGTAGTGATCTTGCGCGACGGATTTCCAAACGAATTCTTGCCCGGTGGCGGTCTTGCGGGGGACGAGGCGCTGTCCGCTCATGCCGCGAAGGAAGTCTTCGGTGGTGTCGCGTGGGATGGCGAGCGGGGGTTTTCCATTTCGTATGCGATCAATGAAAAGTTCCGTCTTTATGGCATGGTCGACGAAGGTATACAAAACCACGCCGGGGAAGTCTTCGATGACGGTCTTGCCGATGCGAGATCCGAAGGTGGCGCCGGAGCCTTTGGCCGCGTGGAAGAATCCGCCGGAGTTCTGGCAGGCTGTGTAAACTCGGAAGGTGGCGTATCCCGAATCCAGCATGCCGCACTCGGGGCGGACCTCCTGCCCGCTCGGGGTTCGGTAAATGCGGCGGGGTGAGTCGGCCAGCAAGTCTTCGATGGTTAGCGTTGTTCCGTAGTCTAGGACAAAACTCTGGCCGGTCGTATCGAATGCAACCGTGGCCCAGTGCTGTTTGTCCTGGCCGATGTCCGCACAGGTGACGACATGCGCGGGTTCGATTGGGCAGGTGCCGCGCGTGTAATCGCCGCGCAGGGCGAGGATGTTGGCGTCGCCGATTGATGTTTCAACCTGCTCCCACGGCATGGCCATCGTGCTGTTCGTGAAATCTTGCAGGCCGTTGAGCGTGTCTTTGTCGCGGAGGAATTTCACGGCCAGCGCGCCGAAGGTGCAGGAGCGCCACGGGGCGTAAAGGCTGTTCAGGTGGAAGGATCGGAATCCGCGTTGCGCGGCAGGGTTCGTGGATTGCCAGATGCCACCTTGCAGGGCTTCGATTTTTTGTCCGTCGTTCCACTCGCCTCCGCACCGCTGGCAAATGTAGCGGGTGGACTCCTCGACGCGGGCCATGTTCCACTTGCCGTCGATCTTCGCCTCGGTGTCCCACTTGACCTGTTCCCACAAAAGCTCAATGCGGTCGTGGCAGTGCGGGCACTCGAGCATGAATTTCTCCTGGGTGCCTTTCTGGTATTCCTGCCAGATTGCGCCGTCCGGTGTGGTGGGTGTGGAGGTCTTGACGCGAAGCGCGCCGACGAAGGACTTCGTGCGGTTCTCTGCGAGGAAAAGCGCGCTGGTTTCTTGGTCGGTTTCGCGGGCAAATTTGTCCACCTCATCCATGAGGAGCAATCCGGCGGGACGGCTGGCGAGGTTCGCAGGGGAGTTGCTGCCGACGAAGACGAGCGAGCACCGCGAAAAATGCTGCTCCAAGTTTTTGAATTTGTGCCGGTCCGCGGGCTTCTGCGCGGAGAGTGTGGCGCTGTCGTCGAAGAGCGGGAGCCAGCGCGTCTCGGAGAAGCTGCGGGCGAGTCCCTCGGTTGGCATGACCCACACGACGGGCTGCGGCTTGTTGCAAATCCTCCACGCTGTGCCTGCCTGCACCATCGTCGTCTTGCCGGTTTGCGTCCCAAAGACCAGCACGAGGTCGGAAACATCGACATCGCCGAAGCACTCTAACGGCTCGCGGAGGTAGGGCGTCATCCGCGTGGTGAATGCTCCGGGCATCTGCGTTTGCCGCTCGCTCAATATCACCTCGTCAGCGCACCACTCGGTGACGGTGCGCCGGTCAATCGGGGCGTAGATGGAGCGCAGGTGCTCGCGTAGGGCTTCGGCGGCGGGGGTCATGCTGAAAGTTCTTCCGCCTCGAGCGCCTGCATGGTGGCTTTTACTTCTCCGCAATTTGCGGCGGCCTGCTTCCCGTCTCCCTTTGCAAAAACTAAGATATTCTGATGCGCCTGGGTGAGTTGTTGCGTTTGCTCAAAGTGCTCTTCTTCTTTTTTGAAAACCAAAACATTCTGATGCGTTTTGCCAAGTTTTCGGCTTGCGGCAAATTGACGGCCCGCTCGGATTGGCAGGCTCCCCACGGCTGTGACAAGAATGGCCTCGTTGTAGTAATGAAGCCCGGCGGCTCGAAATGCCTCCACCGTATCGCCCACAAAGTTGTAGTAGTTCCCTTTCTTGTCTCGGACATCTCCCACCACAAAACAGGCGAATGTGTTCGGCTTCAGTAGGGAGCACGCTTTTTGGATGATCTCAAAGTAGGCGGCTTTGAACTCAGGATATTTTAGGGTCGAGAGGTCGTTTGGATCTTCGCTGTAAACTTCAAGGTCCGCGTATGGTGGGCAGGAGAAAACCATGTCCGCTTTGATGTCCTTGCACACATGGTCAATCGTCCTGCTGTCTCCGCAATGCCACACGGGCTGAGGGTCTTGCGCGACATTTGCTTGCGAGCGGTTTGCCAGCACTTGCTCTTCGCGCAAATCCATTCCGACATATTGCCGGCCACAATGGCTTGCCACTATGCCGCGCACCGATCCGCCTGCAAACGGGTCGAGTATTATTCCGCCTTCTGGTGAAAACCAACGGTAAGCTAGTTCGCAAAGGACGGGATCGAAGATGCTGGTTCCTTCATTTTGCCAAGCAGATCGACCGCCTTTCCAATCATCTCCATTTTTTGAATCTATTGTTTCCCCTTTATGCAGTTCTCCGCCTCTTCCCTCTTCTGACTTTATCCCTAAAGCCAGCCAAGCCCGCTTTCTATCCTGCCACCAGCCTTCGCGTGCGTTGAGAACGGTGAAAGGGGGAACGCCGAATTTTTCGGAGAGTGTTTTCTTTGCGTCGGCAAGGTCCGCCGCTTCCTGCATGTCTGCCGGTAGTTCGTCAAATCCAAGCTCGGTGACATCAAGCCCGAGCGCCGCAAGGTCCGCGAGTTCCAGCTTGAGCATTTCCTCATCCCACCCGCCGCCGATCTCGGCGAGTCGGTTGTCGGCAAGAATGTAGGCTCGGCGCTGCGTGTCGCTGAGGTGGCCGAGGCGGATGCACGGGACGGTTTCAAGTCCGAGGGACTGAGCGGCCATGATCCTCCCGTGACCGGCGATGATGCCGTTGTCCTTGTCGATCAAGACGGGGTTATTGAAGCCGAACTCCTTGATTGATCCACACAACTTTGAGATTTGAGCAGGGTCGTGCCGTTTTGCATTACGGGCATAGGGGCACAAATCCGAAGGCTTTAAATGCTCGATAATAAGATTTGACATTTCTCGTTTTTTTGTATTTTCTTTCATATATGCAAAATGGATTTTGTGAATGCGGATGTGGAGGACAAACCAATAAAGGAAAAAGATTTATTTCGGGGCATAACGGAAGAGGACGAAGAAAAGAATATGCTGAGCATCAATGCAAAAATTGCGGTGGAACTTTTGCCACTCGGCCTCATATTAAACAGAGAGTTTTTTGCTCTATTGATTGCCGTGATGGGTTTAGGAAAAAACTCACTGGCAGAAAAAACCCAATGTATAACAGGGCTGAAATGCCCTGCAAAAATTGCGGTAAGCCCATGCAGGTTACATCTGCTTATTTGAAAGGAAAAAAGGTTGGCTACTGCTCTAAAGAATGCGGGAAAGAAGCGTTTAGAAAAAAGATTGCTAAAGTTAAGCGGACAAATAACCGAAGAGGTAAACAAGCCGCAAGAATAAGAGATGGAGGTAAATGTGTTATTTGCGGATTCTCCCATGCTACAGCGGTTCACCATATTATCCCAAAGCGAAGTGGGGGGACGGATCGCGTTGAAAATCTTGTCACTCTTTGCCCAAACCATCACTACATGGTTCACGCAAATTTGATTTCTTTTGATGAAATTAAAATCCACGGGAAACCTTTCTCATATCCAGAAGGGAATGTTGTTTTGCTTAGGCAGGCCGAAAGAAGTGCCGTTAGGTTTCAAGGGTAAAAACTTCATATTCCCTGGCGGATGATGGTGGTGAGGTTGTCGGCCCACTCGGCGAGCGAGGCCTCGATGGTTTTCTGCGGTTGGCCGTGGAGCCGGGGGGCGAGGGTCTTGGGCATGACTTCGAGGAGCTGCTTGGCGGCGATGTGCGGGCGGCTGGTGATGTCGCGGGCTTCGTCGAAAAAGAGGAGCTTGCGCTCCTGGAGTTGCCAGTCTTTGAAATCCTTCTCGGCTTTGACGCGGTTGTTCCGGCTCGAAATGTAGGTGCTGTTTGCCTTGCGGATGTCTTCGATGCTGCCGCCGTTTCGCTTGCAGATGACGAGTTCGTTGTAGCCGACCTTCTCGGCGAGCCGTGCGCGCCGGAGGGATTGGCGCGGCGTGTTGTCTTCGTCGTCGGGTTCGGGTGCGCTGTCGTAAACAGGCGGCGGCGGCGGTGGGGTATCGTTTAAGGATGCCGGCGGGGTGGCAGGAGAGGACGGAGGCTCGGCGACCTTCGGCGCGGGCGGTGGCGTGCCGCGTTGCCCTCGCTTGGCGCGGGGCGGTGCGTTCGTCTCACGCCAGGCCTGGGCGGCGTCCACCGAGGTCGTGGGCATGCCTTTCTTGACGAGGCGACTGACGACGCTCTTGTCGATGCCTAGTGCGTTGCTTAATTCCGTGATGCCCACGGCTTGTGCAACGATGTCAAACTATGCAACGCTCTAAAAAGAAGCGAGTCC